GTGCTTATTCCGGTTTGTTTTGACGAAAAAGATATCACCAAGATTAACTCGGACTGTCCTGTAGGCGCTATTGACGTTATTACAGCGTCTGGTGTTGTCTCTATGAATCAGCCATACCAGGCTACAGTTGTAGAGAACTCTTACGCGCCTCCATCACCACCAGTTATCGTTAATCCAGCTATGAAGACGCTGGATAACTCTATTCAGATTGCACCTCTAGAGACAGATGATGGACAGAGTCTTATTCAAGCCGCACGTGAGTTGCTAAAGAAGTTTACTAACCCATCTAAAGCTGCTTCTGACGACAACAAAGACCCAGATGCTGGTTCAGGTCTCCCTCTAGATCAAGTTGCGGCTGCTATTATCAGAATGCCTACGCAGCAAGAGCTTCAGGAAGTATACGCTGAGTTCAACGAAGGGCAGAAGCCTAAAGAGACTATCTACACTAACGTATCTCCAACGTTTAAGAAGAACGTTCAGGTAGGTTGGGTGTACACTCGTTTGTCTGACGATAAGCAACAGGCTGTTACAATCTGGTTACCGAAAGATACTGATACACAAATCGTTTCAGTACAGAACGGCTTACCAGATGTTTACAACTTTATGGATCATAAATGGACTACATCGGGTACAGGTAGACCTCAGGGTAGTATTACAGTAACGCAAGAGACTGGTGCAAGATGAGAAACCTAATTATAGCTCTGTTATTCTTTCTATATTCAGGTTTAGCATACGCGCAGACCGCTAATAACTACGGGTTCGAAAATGGTAACTATACCGACTGGGTGGTTAGCAATGGCTCTGCAACAGTAAAGACTAGCGGCTGGGGTCCGAATGGAACCGGTGCACAAGTCACTACCGGCATGCAAAATTACTGCCCGGGCGGCGGTAAATGCTGGACTATTAATCCGTACGGTCAGTACATGCTAGCTATTCAAGCTGGCTCTGGCTCAGTTAACTTTGATCCAGCCATGACGTCACTCGGTCTTTCAAGTGCTGACATTACCGGTATCAGATCTTATCTCACATCGCTAGGTGGCAACTCATCACCTACAAACGCATCCTGGATTAAAAGATCGGTAACGCTTCAAGCCGGTGTAACTTATTACTTCAGCTGGCAGTACCTATCAACAGACTACGTACCGTTTAACGATGGCTCTATTATGACGCTCACAGGTGGTGGTACGCCGACTCTGAATGGTCAGCAAAAGAACTACGCTCTACTCGGATTTACAAACCCGGGTACTGGTAACTATTCTGTAGGTTCGTATGGCGCTACAGGCTGGCAGGTTGCAGTGTTTACTGTCCCCGCTGACGGTGTTTATACTCTCGGGTTCGCGTCGTTTAACCTAGGTGATACCGCTCTGTCACCTATTCTGTTTATTGACCAGCTACAAGGTACAACCCTTCTAAACGGTCAGACGTTTACACCAGTACAGCCAAATGCTGGGTCATCAGCTCCACCTCCGCCAGCTCCTGAACCTACATTCCCAGCCGCTACTATCTCAGCTTCACAACAGTTCAAGATTAATCAGACTTCCGCTGCAACCGGTAGCTCAATCTATCTAGAAGTAAATGGTAGTAGTAATGCTGTGACCATCGAGCAGTTCTCTCGTAATAACACCATTAGAGGTCCAGACGGAGCTCAGAGAGCTTTAATCTCTGGATCTAATAACAATGTTACTGTATATCAAGGTACGGCTACTACGATACTAGGTCAGAACCTAGCAGAGATAGCTATCACAGGTGATGCTAATACGATCAATCTGACACAGCAACATAACTCAAAGTATGCTGAGATTAAGGTTAATGGTACAGGCACATCTATTACAGCACAGCAAAAGGATACTGGCGGTAAGTCGCTTTTTGCTAACCTAGTAGGAGGTAATACTCTTAACGTAACGCAGCAAGGGTCTGGCAATCACTTCCTAGATATTACGAATGCATATAGTGGCGGTAACATCACAATCAATCAATCAGGTACAGCTCAAAAGCTATTCTCGTTAACTATAAATAGTCCAAACGTAGGAGTGACGGTCAATCAAACCAATGCAACGACCGGTGATTCTGCTGCAATGACTATCACATGTACAACGGGACCTTGCAATGGCTACAGCTACTCAAAGAATTAAAACGGTACTACTATCGCCCTGGATGGCGGTTTTCACGCTAATTCTGTTCGGTATAATTAAATTATCCGACCCGTATCTAGTAGAAGCTTCACGACTTAAATTCTACGATTATCTTATGTTAGGCGAGCAAAAACAATCGGAACAGATTGTCCTCGCTAATATCGGTGAAGAAACTCTAAAAAAGTACGGACAGTGGCCGTTCCCGAGAGGTGTACATGCTAAGATTATTGATGACATTTATAGCGGAGGGGCTGCTGTTGTCGGTAGCACTATACTTATGTCTGAGCCTGATCGCTTCGGTGGTGATACTGCTCTTGCAGACGCTTTAAAGCAATACCCGGTTGTACTCAGTCAGACAGTAGGCGAGACTTGTAAGCAAAGTCAGAGTCTTCCAACTGGCGTTGCTGTAATCGGTGATGGACAACCATCTGAATTTCTTCCTCAATACCCATGCGTTCAAGGTAATATTGAAGCTCTGCAAGCAAGTGCCGTTGGTGTAGGCGTAACGTCGACTCTACCCGAATCTGATGGCGTTGTTCGTCGAGTGCCTCTTCTATCTCAATCAGGCGGCGAATATTACCCTGCATTTGGGTTAGAGATGCTGCGTGTAGCTGCAGGAGACTCTTCGTATCAAGCGAAGATAAATCAGACTGGTGTTGAAGCATTACGTGTTCCTCAATTCGATACCATTAAGACCGATGAATACGGTCGTGTGTTCATTAATCCGAATTATAAATTTCAGTCATTCGAAATTGGAGCGGGTCCTGTACCTGACCTGAGTGGTAAAATTGTGATTCTCGGTGTGACTGCAGCTGGTGTAAGTAACCCTGTAGCGACTCCCTCAGGTGCCCAATATCCCCATCAGCTCCAGGCGAGTATTCTTGAGACTCTTGTGAATGGAGATTCTGTTGCTGTTCCAGATTGGGCTCTAGTAGCTGATTATGGGGCGTTTTTGGCTCTGGGACTGGCATTGCTCGCTCTCTCACGTCTTAGATTCTCAATAGTATATATCGGTATTCTATTAGGAGCTTATACCTATCTACCGTTCTACCTATTCCATAAAGAAGGTGTGCTGCTAGATATCTCGTTCAACGTTCTAGCTCTGCTCGTTGTATACCTTCACGTCTATACAGTCAAGTTCATCTCTGAATACCTTCAGAAGATGCAGATCAAGAAGCAGTTCGGTACATACCTATCACCAGCTATGGTCGAAAAGCTGCAAAAGAATCCTGAGCTGTTAGCACTCGGTGGTGAGTCGAGAGAGCTGTCGATCATGTTCACAGACGTACGTGGCTTCACAACGATCTCCGAGCACTACGGTGAAGACGTTCAGGGTCTGACAAAGATTATGAACCGCTATATGACAGCTATGACCAAGCGTATTATCGATAACGAAGGCACGCTGGATAAGTACATCGGTGATGCTCAGATGGCATTCTGGAACGCTCCTTTAGACGATCCAGATCACGCTAAGAATGCTGTACGCACCGCTCTTGATATGTTGAAAGACCTGGAGACATTTAATGCAGAAATTGAAAAAGAAGGGATCCCAGCTTTTGGGATGGGTCTTGGCATTAACACTGCCACTGTGGTTGTTGGGAATATGGGTAGCGATCAGCGTTTCGATTATACTTGCCTGGGTGACGGCGTTAATCTGGCTGCTCGTCTCGAAGGTCAATCCAAGCCTTATGGAGTCAAACTCGTTGCCGGGCCCAAAACCGCGGACATGGTTAGGGATGTATATCAGGTAATCGAACTCGATCTGATTGCTGTTAAGGGTAAGACAGAGCCGGCTCGCATCTATACAATCTTCGAAAAGAAGATGCCAACGTTCGAGCAAGAGCACAATGCGTTCCTGGAGGCCTACAGAAAGGGTAAATGGCAGATTGCACAGCATATGGCAGTCAATCTGAAGAACTCATCTCCAATGCCTGCGTACTACGAAATGATGTATCAGCGCATTGAAGATCTCAAATTCGAAGACCCGTGGCAATGGGACGGCGTCTACAGAGCGACATCTAAGTAACTTTTTTTCAAAATAACAGTTGCACTTTTCTTCAAAATATACGATAAGTAAATATAAGATGAAGAAAAGGAATACAGGAATGATTAAGGTTTTTCAGATTCAGCTCACCAACGAAGAAGTTGACATCATCAATTCGGATGGTGAATATACTCCGAAGATTAAGGCCTTCTTCAGCCGCGTGTTCGATTCGAATTTCAATGCTTCTAACTTCCAGTACTACACTCACGTCGCTAACGTTGCGACTGACGACATGGAAGAAGCCTTCCGTGCTATGAACCTCTGGGATGATGCTGCTGAGGTTCAGAAGGTCGCCGCCCGGTGCTCTTCGATGTCGGTTGGTGATATCCTCGAGTTGGAGAACGGTGAGCGTTATCGCTGCGCTTCTTTTGGTTTTGAGCGTATTTAACAGTTGCACTTTTCGTGAAAATAGACTATAAGTAATTATAGAATGAAGAAACGGAGATTTGCAATGACCAAGTTTGAAAAAGCCAACTTCGAATATCACGGTGGTTACCTGCATTATAAGACAGGTACTGAGCGTAAGTTCGTTGCTCGTTTCAAGCATCGTGGTCCGGTCACGAAGGCTAAGTTCCTCAAGACTCTGATTAAGCACTACTCGGTCGAAGAATACTTCGCTCGTCTCGGTGGTGCTTATAACGCTCAGGGTGAAGCTCCTCTTCAGATTCTTATGAACGACGGCATCCTCGCCTTCAACAAGGACGAGCTGGGTCGCGGTTACTTCACGCTGGAAGGTCAGCGGATCTAATGGCAGTCTTTCACGTAGTTGAAAAGGCTTACCCTACGGTTGCTATCAGAACGGTACGTAACCGTAGGTCAGCCGAACTTCTTCTAACTCATCTCGGTGACGAATATGAGATCTCTGAAGATCTTTGTAGCGATATTCGGCTAAAAACAGTTGATGTTTTAGACGAGCACGCCTATAATATGGATAGAGGGTTAAGAGGACTATAAGATGGAAATCAACGTTCTGGGTTTCAGCAAGAAGCGCACCAACGAACTGCGCGAGGCTTGCAAGTTCTTCGCCGATCAACTCATGGATCCGCGGATGGTTCGTAACCTTACGATTGATATCGAGCATACCACCAAGAACGATGTTCAGGGTGAATGCATCGACGAAGACGGGACTCGTAACCCGCGTTGGTTTACTATCAATCTTCGTGGTGGCAAAGACGACGAAGATATCTTCCAGACTCTCGCTCATGAGATGGTTCATGTTAAGCAGCATGCTAAGAATGAACTGCAAAGCGGTGTGATGGTTCCTGCTCGTGGTGGCTTTAAGATGTCTAGCCGCTGGCAGGGTCAGATCTGGAAGCCGAAGGGTAAGGAAGATCATTACTGGGATGCTCCCTGGGAGATCGAAGCTTACGGTCGTGAAGTTGGTTTGTATAAGCGTTGGCTTGAACATAAAGGAATGTGATTATGAAGGATATTGTGAAGACTGTTTTTGATGCCGTGTTTAGCCTTGGTGGCTTTATGGCAGTATTTTTTATTGCGTTTGCCTACTTCGCGGTTGAAAATATCGGTGAGAGTCAGGCTAAGACTCAGGCTTGTTATAAGGCTGGCCTTATCAAGGTTCGTACCGATGCTGGTAGCTTCTGCGTTGCACCGTCCAATCTTGTAGAGATCAAGTAATGGCCTATTGGCTTCTCGTTTACCTGTTTACTGCTGATGGGCAGTTTATGGCAAAGGATGTCTATGAGACTGCCTCGAAGGAGCAGTGCGTAGAGTTTGCCGGGCAGGTTGCTAAGACGCTCGTTGATACGAAGCTGCAGGCACAGTTCCACTGCGTGAGTGATGACGATTATCGCTTGCAGCTAGGAGATGATAAATGAAATACTGGCTGATCGCATTCTTCTTCGCTCCCAACGGAGACTATATGGGTAAGCGTGTGATTGCTTATGAGAACGAAGTACGTTGCTTGCAAGCGATGGACTATATTCGCCCTCCTAAGAAGAGCTGGATCACTCAACTGCAATGCGTATCAGACGATCACTATATGGGTCGCAAGAAGGATGAAGGTGTAGATTATGACTGAACGTGTAGGTATTGTAGCAAGTAGTTTCGATCTGTTTCATGCAGGACACGTCCTTATGCTGACTGAGGCAAAGGATCACTGCGATCGTCTGGTCGTAGCTCTGCAGTCGGATCCTACTTTGGATCGACCAGAGAAGAATAAGCCGATCCAAGGGCTATTCGAACGCTATGTTCAGGTTCGTAACTGTCAGTTTGTAGATGACGTGGTTCCCTACGACACTGAAGCAGACCTGTATAACCTGCTTGCTGGTTATGAGTGGGACGTTCGATTCCTCGGCGATGACTATATCGGTCGGGACGACTTCACCGGTGTTGATCTGAATATTCCTATTCACTACTGCCATCGCCAGCACGACTATAGCTCGTCTGGTCTGCGTGAGCGTATTATCGCAGCGGAGAAGAGGAAGTGAGCAAGTGGTCTGACCGCTTTCTAGCCCTTGCAGAGCACGTCGCAGAGTGGTCATACGACCCTTCTACTAAGGTAGGAGCTGTGATCGTCGACTCAAAGAACCGAGTCGTGTCGATGGGCTACAACGGGTTCCCTCGAGGTGTCAAAGACCTTGCTGAGCGTTATAATGACCGTGAGCAGAAGCATCTGTTCGTCTGTCATGCAGAGCGCAATGCTCTCGATAACGCTCCGCATTCGGTGGAAGGATGTACGATGTACGTCCCTCTGCTGCCATGTAACGAGTGTGCGAAGTCGATCATTCAGAGCGGCATCGTAAAGGTCGTTACATATAAGCCTACCCGTGAGGATAGGTTTAACTGGGATATCACCAGGCAGATGTTCAGAGAGGCTGGCGTCAACCTCTATGAAAAAACAAAATGATATATAATGCGTCACGCCTAATGGGTGACGAAATCTAACTCGCTTAATAAGGAGATAAACTATGTGGAATCATACCCACTCATTTAAGGACCTCGATCGTTTCTTTGTTGGATTCGATAAGGTCGCAGAGAAGATGGCATCTGTAGCTGATCAGGCACAGAGTCTCGCTGCAAAATATCCCCCATACAATCTGAAGAAGATTGACGAAAACAAGTACACGATTGAACTCGCTGTCGCTGGCTTTGCTAAGCAAGACCTCGAGATTGAGATTGTGGACGACAAGCTGATCATCAAGGGCAATACTCACGCCGGTGAACCTGCAGAGCAGGACTCGAAGGGCGAGTGGACGTGGCCTCTGATGCTTCACCAAGGGCTCGCTATGCGCCCATTCACACGCACATTCACGCTCTCAGACAATGTCGAGATCCGTGGTGCATCTCTTCTGAACGGTATTCTGAAGATCGTTCTGGAAGCTATTATTCCAGAACACAAGAAGCCTAAGAAGGTTGAAATCCAAGACGAGGAAGAAACATCTGCTGCACCTTCGACTGCAGAGTATCTCGCAGAACGTAAGGAAAAGTAAGATGTTGAATAATAGCTTAGCTTTGACGGTCTCACGGGCCGGTCACATTGCCGTGGCCGCTATGTGTGGTCTAATCTTTTATGGATTGCTAACGATCTAAAAAGAAGGGGGCTTACGCCCCCTTCTCCTATTATCCCCAAGAAGCAAACTTGGTCGTTTTAGCGATACGGTCATCTAGACCGTGAGTACCGCCGTTTACTCTCTTTGTTACGAGAGTGATTGTAGCTGTATCTACGCCTCTGTTAGCAATATCTAACAGGCCGTTCTTCTTGAAGAACCAAAGAGCTGATTCAAATGCCAACTCACCGCAAACAAGATCAGGATTGGTCATTACGTCTGGACGTCCGATATCCCTTGCAAACGCCGTGTAATTATCCTTACCGGTCAGCTGGATCGGGCCACGTCCACGATAACGCCAGCCATCACCACTCGCTTCACCCCCGTTACCCATACGATTGGAGTATACTACGTTAGCAATCTTCTGTGGGTTGCGAGCGTATGAAGCTGCGTTGCGACCAGCGCGAATGAAGTACTTCGGAAAGATCTTATTCAGACCGTCTGCAGAGTAGTTCAGGTTTTCTGAGAAGACCTTGAAGTTACCTGATTCGTGTGCACACTGACCGAAGAAGTGAGCTGCCTGGTTGTTGGACAGCTTGAAATAAGCCTTGGCTGCTTTATAAGTACCAGGACCCCATGCACCGTCAGGTGTAATACCACACTTAGCTTGGAGAGCTTGTAATGGACCCAATCCAGCTGGAATTGCCTTTTGAGCCGACTGCTGCGGAGCTGCTGGACTTGCTGCTGGAGGAGACACTGCGTGTTCTACAACGTGAGCAACATGGCTCGGAGCCGTTGAAGGGTCAAAGTCCGCTACAGGAGTATATACAGTCCCACCCGCTTTCGACTTAGTAGCGATTAGACGCTGCTTGCGGTTTTGACCGTTGCGCTTGATAGAAGCGTGAACCCAACCTGAGTTAGCGCCGTCTTTGTATGAATAAAACTCTAGGATGACCTGGTCAAATTCTAGATTATCAGCTACCCAGTCAGCAAGAGCTTTGTTCGATAGACCTTCGATTTCGAAGTCAACAGCTTCACCGTTACAGTGTTGCGATGTCTTTGAACCGCCGACCTTAGCGTTAACAGCTGGTGAGCGATAAGAAGAGTTGATCTTAACAGGCTTACCAAAGTGAGCGCGTACTGGCTCAAGGATCTTCTCGCAAACATACTTCATGTTTGCAATATGTTCAGGTGTTGGGGCATTAGGGATGCCCAGCTTCTTCGCTGTTGGAGACACGATTAGCTCTTCTAGCGTGAAATGTTCTGTGAGTTGTGTCATAATACCTCTTGATTTTATCTGCGAACGAGCCTATCGTAAAGAACGAATGAAGGATGCTCTATGAAATTTTACTCTAACGTTGCTATTTATCGCAATGACGTTCTTGTGCGCGGCTATGAAGATGGTAAGCGGGTGATGCGTCGTGTACCGTACAAGCCCTACTTGTTTGTTCCATCGCGTAACGACTCAAAGTTCCGTACGCTCAACGGCCGTATGGTCGATCGTGTTGACTTCCCGAATGTGAAGGAGGCTCGCGACTTCATTGCTCAGTACAAAGACGTAGAAGGTATGCCTATCTACGGGCTGAACAAGTTCCAGTACATGTACATTTACGACAACTACAAGGGGGAGATCATGTACGATCCTTCCCTGCTCTCTGTTGTCTCGCTCGACATCGAAGTCGACATCGCTGGCGATAAGGGCTTCCCTGACATTCGTCAAGCTATGAATGAGATTACTCTCATTACGATCTCTCGTAACGGTAAGAAAGCTGTCTTTGGCTGTCAGCCGTTCGTTAATAACGATCCTGAGAACGTAACCTACTATCATTGTGCTGACGAGCATGCTCTGCTCAAGTCGTTCATCGAGATGTGGAACTCTGTCGAGTACTCCCCTGACATCGTTACTGGCTGGAACATCGAGTTCTTCGATATTCCTTACATCCTGAACCGTATTCGGCGTGTGCTTGGCGATCGCTACGTCAAGGAGATGTCACCTTGGGGTATCGTTAACTCCCGTGAAGTTCCTAACGCTATGTCGCGTGATGGTCAGACTAATCAGGTCTGGGATATCGTCGGCGTTACCGTGCTTGACTATATGCAGCTCTACAAGAAGTTTGCCTATACTCTGCAGGAGTCTTACTCGCTTGACTATGTCTGCGAGCAGGAACTTGGTGAGAAGAAGACTGACTACTCAGAGTACGGTACGCTGGCTGACCTCCAGGTTAAGAACTGGCAGCTGTATACTGAGTATAACATTCGCGACGTTGAGCTCGTTGACAAGCTTGACGATAAGCTTAAGCTGATCGAGCTAGTCCTTGCCATGGCCTACGACGCTAAGGTGAACTACATCGATACGTTTACGACTGTGGGTCTGTGGGATATCATCATCCATAACTACCTGCTCGACCGTAACTATGTCGTGCATCAGATTAAGGTGTCTAAGTCTGATCGTACGATCATGGGCGGTTACGTTAAGGACCCTCAGGTAGGTCAGCATAAGTGGGTGGTCTCTCTCGACTTGAACTCACTGTACCCTCACATCATCATGCAGTATAACATCTCTCCTGAGACCTATAAGGGCAAGTTCCCTGGCTCTTACGATGTTGATAAGCTGCTTGATGGCTACCTTAACGACCATAAGGACTACCTCCAAGCTCATAACCTGACGGTGACTGCTAATATGTGTCAGTTTTCTCGCGAGAAAGCTGGCTTCCTCCCGTCTATCATGAAGAAGATGTACGACGACCGTGTCGTATATAAGAACCAGATGATTGAGGCTAAGAAGCAGTACGAGGCGACTAAGGACCCTCAGCTGGTCAAAGCTATTGCTCGCTTCAATAACCTCCAGATGGCTAAGAAGATTCAGTTGAACTCAGGCTATGGTGCTTTGGCTAATACCTATAACCGTTGGTATGAAGCTGACTTCGCCGAGGCTATCACTTCGTCTGGTCAGCTGACTACTCGCTGGATTGAGGGTAAGCTTAACGAGTACCTGAATAAGCTTTATAAGACCGATGGCGTTGACTACGTGCTGGCTTGCGATACTGACTCGGTGTACATTAAGCTTGATACGCTTGTTGACTCTGTCTTCGCTGATCAGTCTGATACGAAGAAGATCGTTAAGTTCCTGGATAAGGTCTGCGTTGAGAAGCTTGAACCTTACATCGATGACTGCTACCAGGACCTGGCTGACTATATGAACGCCTTCGAGCAGAAGATGAAGATGAAGCGTGAGTGTATCGCTGACAAGGGCATCTGGACTGCTAAGAAGCGCTACATCCTGAACGTGTATAACCAGGAGGGTGTTCCCTACGAGAAGGCTAAGCTTAAGATGATGGGTATCGAAGCTATTCGTACTTCGACTCCTGCTGTCTGCCGTAAGTCGATTAAGGATACGCTTGAGGTTATCATGAACTCGACTGAGGAAGATATGCAAGCATTCGTGGCTAAGTTCCGTGAAGAGTTCATGCAGATGCCTTTTGAGTCGGTTGCTTCCCCTCGATCTGTGTCGGAACTCGATAAATATACCGACACGAGTCAGATCTACAAGAAGGGTACCCCTATCAACGCTAAGGGGGCAATCATGTACAACCATCTGATTCGTAAGCTCAAGTTGGATAAGAAGTACGAGGCTATCAGTAACGGTCAGAAGATTAAGTACTCCTATCTGAAGTTGCCTAATCCTATTGCCTGTAACGTGATTGCTACGCCTGGTACTCTCCCCACTGAGTTCGGACTAGACAAGTACGTTGACCGAGATCTACAGTTTGAGAAGTCGTACCTGGAACCGATTAAGACTATCGTTGACGCTATCGGCTGGTCTGTAGAGAAGAAGTTTTCACTAGAGGATTTTTGGAGCTAATGGAAAAGACATCATTTGAATTCGACGAAGATTTTGACTTCGGTTTTACAACCGTAAGCGAAGATATCTTCCAGCAAGCAGAAGCAACTGTACAGGAAGGCACTGCTAAGGCAGAAGCTATGTACAAAGCTATTCTACCTCTGCTAAACAACCTAGCTAAAGATGCGGATAAGAACGCATACATTCATTGGCCAAACCGCGTTGAGAAGATTGAAGCGTTTAAAAAGAGACTGCTGACGATAGTTAACAGTTGATTAATAACGTAAAAGAGACTATGGTATTACTATGATTGAAGTTAAAGACATCTTCCCTGTCCGTGTGGCGAGTTGCCATATCGGTAGAGATATCACAGATACAGAACTAACCGCAGCTCTTCGCTCGCAACGTCATGATGGTGATCCTAAGCTATCAGAAAACAAGTATGTATTCAATACGATACCAGAGCTCGAAAGCATCTACGATTTCTGCGCAGCTAGAGCTAAGGAGTATATCGACGCTGCTTTCGCGCCGTGTTATCCTATGGACTTCTACGTCACGCAATCCTGGTTTACGTATCTAGGAGATCAAGATTTTATCCATAGGCACGACCATCAAAATTGCCTATTCTCTGGTACTTTCTATCTTTCCTGCGCAGATAATGATACTATTATGTTTCATTCCAGCAGATACCATCAATTAGTAATAGATACAACTGATCGAGAAATACACGGGCATCACTGTCAAGATATACAAATAAGACCCGGTCTACTAATCTTCTTCCCTGCTCATTTGCAACACTCTGTGCCTCCAAAAAGCCGTAACCGCACCCGGGTGTGCTTAGCCTTTAACGTGTTTGCTAAAGGCGATTACGGTTCTGAAGATGCATACAACGCATTGTATATTAAATAGGAGTTACTATGTCACTAATGGATAAGCTTAAGAAGAACTCGACGTCGAAGCTGGCCTCTGTGCTAGCCGATTCAGAGTTCTTTAACGACAAGGACGTTATCACTACCAAGATTCCGATCATGAACGTTGCTCTGTCGGGTAAGCTTGATGGAGGCTTTCAGCCTGGCCTGACGATGTTCGCAGGTCCGTCGAAGCACTTTAAGACTGCGTTCTCGCTTCTGATGGCTAAGTCTTATATGGACAAGTACGATGATGCCGTACTTCTGTTCTACGATTCGGAGTTCGGTACGCCCCAGGCTTACTTCAAGTCGTTTGGTATCGATATGAATCGAGTCTTCCATACGCCTATCACCGACGTTGAGCAGCTTAAGTTCGATATCGTTAGCCAGCTCGATAACATCAATCGCGGTGAGCACGTTATCATCATCGTCGACTCAGTTGGTAACCTGGCATCGAAGAAGGAAGTAGAAGACGCTCTTAACGAGAAGTCGGTTGCCGATATGTCTCGTGCTAAGGCTCTTAAGTCACTCTTCCGTATCGTGACTCCTCACCTTACGATGAAGAATCTTCCGATGGTTGTTGTTAACCATACGTATAAGGAAATCTCTCTCTTCCCGAAGGATATCGTGGGCGGTGGTACCGGTTCGTACTACTCAGCTGATAACATCTATATCATCGGCCGCCAGCAGGAGAAGGAAAGCGGTGAAGTAGCTGGCTATAACTTTATTATCAACGTGGAGAAGTCTCGTCATGTTCGTGAAAAGGCTAAGATCCCGGTTACTGTTCTTCATGAGGGAGGCATTTCGCGGTGGTCAGGCTTGGTTGACCTGGCCCTTGCTAGTGGTCATGTTATCAAGCCTTCTAATGGATGGTATCAACGGGTAAACATGGAAACCGGTGAGATCGAGGACAAGAAGTTCCGTCTCAAGGATACCGAGTCGAAGGAGTTCTGGATGCCAGTTCTTACTTGCACTAAATTCCAGAAGTGGGTAGAAAATAAGTACATGGTTGCTCATGGCGATATTCTCGCTGATGAAGATAACGTGGACGAAGTGTACTCTCAAATTGACGGTGATGAATGAACACTGAGAAAGTAATCCTCTCTAGTTTGCTAAACAATGACGAGTATGGCAGGAAGGTAGTACCCTTCCTGTCTACCGACTACTTCCATAACAAGTCTGAACAGATTGTATATAAGCTTATCGAGGATTATGTAAACAAGTACAATGCTTTTCCGTCAAAGGAAGCATTGCTTGTTGATCTCGGTAATAAGTCTGTATCGCAGGAGCACTACGAAGGGTGCACTGATGTTATCAAAGAGATTACTCAACCTAACCAGCTCAACAAGTCTGTTGACTGGCTGGTAGATACGACCGAGAAGTTCTGTCAGGATAAGGCCATTTATAATGCTATCATGGAATCGATTAAGATTCTAGATGATAAGAGTGACAAGAAGCTCTCCAAAGGTTCTATTCCTAAGATTCTACAGGACGCTCTCGGCGTATCGTTCGATCAATCTATCGGTCACGACTTCATCGAAGATGCTGCAAGCCGTTATGACTTCTATCATCGTCGTGAGTCGCGTACTCAGTTCGATCTGGACTTCTTTAACAAGATCACTGACGGTGGCTTGCCTAACAAGACCCTGAACATCGCTCTGGCTGGCACCGGTGTAGGTAAGTCGTTGTTCATGTGTAGCTGTGCTGCTGCTAATCTCAAGGACCATAAGAACGTTCTCTACATTACGCTTGAGCTTGCTGAAGAGCGTGTTGCGGAACGTATCGATGCTAACCTACTCGACATTCCTATCTTCGAGCTGCGTACTATTCCTAAGGAAGTCTATACCAAGAAGATGGAAAAGGTTCGTCAGCAAAGTGCCGGTAAGCTGATCATCAAGGAATATCCTACGGCTTCTGCTGGAAGTGCTAACTTCCGACATCTGCTTAACGAGCTGCGTATCAAGAAGAACTTTACGCCAGATATCATCTACATTGACTATCTGAATATCTGTAACTCGTCGCGTATTAAGTCAGGTGCTAATATCAACTCGTACACCTACATTAAGGCTATCGCAGAAGAGCTGCGTGGTCTGGCTGTAGAGTTTAACGTACCGATCGTATCAGCTACTCAGACTACTCGTTCAGGTTATTCAAACTCTGACGTAGGGCTGGAAGATACTTCCGAATCGTTCGGTCTACCAGCTACAGCTGACTTTATGTTCGCTCTAATCTCTTCTGAAGATCTAGCACAGCGTGGTCAGATCATGGTTAAGCAGCTTAAGAATCGCTACTCTGACCCTGATCGCTTTAAGCGCTTCGTGGTAGGTATTGACAAGACTAGAATGCGTCTATTCGATGTAGACGACGCTACCTCTGATCTTGTTGATGATTCGCCGGTGTATGACAATACACCATCTGGTCAATATGATAAGAGCAAGTTTAGGGACTTCAAATGAGTGAGCTAAGAGGATGGACTGCAAGCATAAGCTTACCTAAGTACGCTTGGAGGTGTCAGCTAACGCAAGGTACGTTCTGGCAAGTACAAGAAGGACAGCAACCTAACTGGTTTCATCGCAAGATGCAGCAGCTTTGTTTTGGTATTAAGTGGGAAAAAATCGATGGTTAATTATAAGGTCACAAACTATCAAGCCGATATTTCTAATCCGTCAGATATGACTGCAGACGTAGTCGAGATAAATACTGGGCAAACAATCAAAGCCACCATCCCCGTACCAGAAGCTAGAGAGCTATGTCGCAATCTAAACTTCGGTAGCGGCTTCGATGGAAATACTCCTGCATTTTTCTTAGAAAAGTGCAAAGGATTGGTGTTTGAAGAAGATAACTTTTATAAATAATACCACGACATGCGCGTTAGTGTGGCATGACCACATTAGAGGCAAGTGCTTCGGCGACTGGAAGTGACGGGGAAGCCGCAAGGCAGGTGGGGTTCCTCCCGTTCGCGCATTGAGGGCGGCTCGAAAGGGCCGCCCTTTTTTAATGGCCTTTTTTCTCATAATAAGATATAAGAAGATATCAAATGAGGAGAATGAAAATGGAAAAAGATTACATCTACAACTTTACTACTTCCCAACCCCTCACAGAGAAGCAGATTGAGTGGTTGAATATCCAACTTCTCGAAAACCTCCCTACCGAAGATGAAGATGGTTTGAGTGATATTCCAGAATGGACCTCAGAGATCGAACTTCAAAAATAACAGTTGCACTTTTCGTGAAAATAGA